CATTCAGGCGTGGTGACACGTCAAACTCCACCACCTCCTTGTCATCGGTATAGATTGCTCCTCCCGATAACTGCAACAACTTGCTCAGCTTGGCTGCCGCGTTGACAGCGCTGATCTGTTCACCCGCTGCTTCTATCAGCAGTTGATTCTTTAACTCACGGTAATATCTATTTACCTGGGCCGTCAGTGGCACTTCACGGGTCTGATACACCAACTCAGGCAGGTCAAGGCAATCTGCCTTCTCGAAGCGGATCGCAGGTTGCAAGGCGCTGAACACTTCTTGTTGAGCGATAGCCCTTGGTATCCACTTGAACTTGCTGATGGGTTGCATCACACGATCCCGCCAAGCAGTGAAGTACTTGGGTACGCCAGCAGGGTTGACCAACTTTGCCAAGCCAAACGCATCCAGTGGAGACTGCGAGGCAGGTGTGCCTGTCATCATCCAGAGGCGGGTCGAAGGGGTGATCAATTTAGCCAAGGTCTTCCAACGTTTTGTAGATACTGTTTTATATGCGTTGGCTTCATCAATTACAATAAGGTCAAACCCTACTTTACCAATATCTTCTTGAACAATTCCTACACCATCGTAGTTGATGATGACAAACTCGTACTCTCCGTTAATGATCTTCTTGCGCTTGGACGCTTCGCCATAGGCTACTGCAACTGATCTGTGCATTGCGGTTTTGAATATGTCAGCCTGCCAAGCGGAGTACATGATTGACAGGGGACAAATAACGAGAACCCTCTTGACAAGCCCCAACTGCATGAGGTAGTCAGCCGCCCAAATAACTGAAGATGTTTTGCCTGTACCTGCTTCATTGAAACAGAAACAGCGGTCTCTTAAAGCAAGGAACGATGCTGTAACTTTTTGGTGAGCAAATGGTTGGTACATACCGGGCCATTTGTACTCTTTGAGCATTGGGTTAGGAGCATCTCCATAGACGCGTACAAGGCGTTGCATCTCGGGTACGCCCCAATACACCACTACCTCCGCCGTCGTGCCATCGTCTTTCAGTACCTCACATCGTTCTATGTGTCCCAAAAGAAATTGCAAGTCGCTAGATGGGATCACCATCCGAACAACTGTGTCATCTACTACATCCATACTATTCCTTACTATGTTAAAACGTAGCCCCTTACGGGGGCTAGTCGGTCAAGCCTGTCGTGTAGAAAGGAGAGGGAGATCAAACACCGCTTGACTGACAAGGTTATAAAAGGGGTGGGCAACTGCAAGATCAACAACCCCCGAGCCTACTCACTCATGCCTAACAGTAGAGATTACTTCTTACGTTCCTTCTTGCTAGTCTCTGACACCAAGTTTCCTTTGGAGTCACGCTTGAATGAACGATTCTTTGCCGCGCTTTGAATACGCAGACCATCCTTGTTAGAGCCACCTTTGTCGAGGGCTTTAACGTGGGACACATCCTTACCTTCACGCTTATCAGCCTTACCATTGCCGTTGGAGTCTGAGCCTGTCTTGTCTATTGCACGACGCCCTTTCTGACGCTCCATGCGACGCTCATGTTCACCACGGGCTTTTTGTTGTTGATACTCTTTGTCGTAAGGGCGGGGTTTATTAACGTAAGCCATTATCTTTCCTTGTGATGAGGGCAAGTGTTCACAGGACACCAGCCGCAAAGGGGTGATGGATTGGGGTTCCAAACATCGTTTGTATACGATGCTTCTATTCTACGCAAATCGGGGTGAAACGCATCCCATAGTTCTGTGATGTCATCTCTAGAATATTCTTCAGTCATGAAACTGTTATGCACTACGAAGAGTAAACCCGCTTTGATTCGATTGATCTGTGGGTAATGAGCAAACGCCATGAGCGCCATCAGCTTTAACTGTTTTGGCTCAGGATACTTGTTGCTTCCTGTCTTGTAGTCAATGATGAACGCAGTGTCTCCGTCGATGATCATCAAGTCCACGATGCCTCGCACCCAGTAGTCCTTGCCGTACTCACATGCCTTGCCTTCTGCATCAAGCGCCATCTTCTGTTCGGGATACCTAGTTCCCTCAATCTCCATGAGCGTATCAAGCACAGGTTTGAACTGTAAATAGTTCTTAGCGAGAGGTGTGCCTTCTGCGACATAGTTTTCACAGGCCTTGTGTACCTCATTGCCATACGTCATCTGCGCGGTCGGCTTAATATAGAAGCGCTTAAGTACCTTGATTTCTTGATACTGCTTGGGGCAGTTGACGTACTGCTTGTAAGACGAGAAAGACCATGTGAAACTCATATCGGTGCGTCCTCTTGATTGTCAGGGTTAAACTTAGGGACTCGGTTGCCCGTGTCCTTGGGGTTTGGGAATGGCGGGAAAGGCCAAGTTGTATTTGACATATTAACACTCTCCGTAGGTTTGTGCAAACTTTGCCTCACAAGTTACGGGTAAACCCCTAGCCCACTCGGGTGGCGTAGACATGCACTCGACGATATATGCAAGGGCTTCATCCTTCTCCGCTTCGGGAACCACGATCACTGCCGCATCATGGACAGTCAGCGCAACGCGATACTTCTCGTTGATCTTGATCATCTGCTCTCCCACAATGATTCGCGCCAAGGCTTGAACTACGTTCTCAACTAGCGACCCACCCCACAGTGACACGGGACCTTTGCGCGACTTGTAAACATACTGGGACTTGGATTCTGACGTATCCAGCTTGAGGTCTGGGTATCGGATAGAAAGACCATTAGGCAGACCTATGCCATCTTTCGTAACCTTGAGGCACTTGTGCTTGCCGTAGTAATAGGGCTTGAGTTTGTCATCCCAGTTGGCTAGGTCAGCGATTGCCTTGTCGCCATCACGCCATAACTTAATCACCTTGTCGTTGGCGTCGCGGTATGTATCAACATAGTTCTTAGCCTCGTCTTCCGTAACGACTGCGCCAGGTGGTTGCGTCTTGAGCGTGTGCTGTAACTTTAATGCCCCAGTCCCGTAGCCTAGACCCAAGATGCAGGTCTTACCCACGAAGCGTTCCACTGGGTCAGCCTTGCTTATGGGGCGTTCGTATATCTTGGTTGCAAACAGAGAGTAGACATCCTCTCCGTTGCGGAACTGCTCAACCACATCATCCTGCCCTGCCAGCCAGACGAGGACACGCGCCTCAATCTGAGAAGAGTCACAGTTGATAACGATATGGTCGTCGGGCGCTACGACTGCATTCTTGAGGGCTTTCTTTTTCTTATCTCTACTTGGTAGATTTTGGAAGTTAACCTTATCACTGCCTGCCCAGCGACCAGTATGCGCTCCGTAGTATTTGAGTGGGATTGGTAGGCGTCCTTTGTTACGCTTGCCAACATCAATGAATCTTTCAATCCTTGATTCTTCGATGGTAGATTTTGTGCCGAGTCGCACCGCGCATAGCTGTTGGATAAATGGGTCATCATGTTCTGTGAGTTTTAAGAAGCCTTCGTCGTTCTTTGCCAACGCATAGGTCTGCTTGCCTGTTGTCTTGCTTTCTTTCATCGGAGCCTCAACCCCGCGCTCGACTAACACTTCAGCAAACTGTTTATTACTGGCTAGGCGTTTACGCACCGCCTCTGCGGTCTCACATTTTAACCTCTCCATCAAGCCTTCAAGCAGTTGCTCTTTCTCGTCTTTCAGTTCGTCGTAGCGCTCTTGCAGTAGCGCATCATCAACAAAGAACACAGGGTGCGTGAACATCCGCAGAGTCATGTCGATAAGCTTCATCTCGTTCTCAGGGAACGCGCTCGACAATATCTTGAATAGCTTGAGAGTTAGGTCAACGTCGTTCTTGCAATACTCTGCGTATCGCTCGAGTTCTTCTTTGTTGAAGTCGAGTCGTGCCTTGCCTTCAGCGGCAATCACTTCCTCGCCCTTAACTCCAATCTCGTAGCGGTCAGCCAACGCCTTGAGTGAGCCACCTGCCTCAACGCCATGAATTGCTCTCGCCATACATAGAGTGTCGAACATGAACGCGGGCGTGATGCCGTAGATCCAACTAAGAATCGCTCCATCGAAAAGGGTGTTGTGGCACAGAAGCGCGCTGCTGCCCCAGTCAAACGACGCTAAGAATTCTTTTAGCTTATCCTTACCGCCCGATACCCAGACAGTCGGTTGCTCGTCTACCTTCACGCCCACACCGATAACTTCAAAACGCTTGTCGCGTATGTATTCCTCAGTGGTCTGATGCTTGAAGCCTAGCTTGATCTTGCTATCGTAGTAGGTCTCAAAGTCAATCGTTATCAGTGACATTTGGTTTCTCTAAAAGTTTTTTGTAGTACGACGCAGGGAATGGCGCTTTCTTCTCTAAGAGTGTGCGCAACCATTCCGCACCGCCAAGTTGGTTTAAGATTAACCACTGCTTGTCGGATAGTCTGATCTGCCTGCCTATGAGAGGCGCGGGGGGTTTGGGTCTCGGCATTTTCTCTCTTTAATAACTGGTTTCAAAATAGCATCCCACTGAGTCATGGGTCGCTATCTAACAAAAAGTATAGATACAAAAAAAGGCATGGCGAACCATGCCTTCGGGGTTTACTTCAGTGTGGCGATTTCACGAGAAAGATACCATTGCGCTTTGCGCAGGTCTTCTAACTGATTGCCCTTGAGTCCTGACCTAGTAATGTATTTGACGACATTACCCAAGTTATACCCAAGCTTCTTCGCCTCGATGAAATCGATTGTCTCGATACCGCCTGTGGTGTAGTGCGTAGGGTGATTCACTGAGTCATGTTGGGTAATAGCTTGATTCACGTCAGCTACAATTTCCTCCGCCTCTGCCACAGTCATACCCTTGGGTAAATTATTAGGTCTTACAATTTCAATACGCTTTGCCAAGTCTCTCAATCTGATCATGCGATCTTCAATGGTCTCGCCATGTTCTTGTAGATATGATGCCCTTGCCTTGCTCATCAATACATAGGTATATGACTTGGTAGTGCCGAGAGCCCTCATTACATCTGCGGTTTTCATGCGTGGATTTCTCTCCAACAATACACGAACCTGTGCAATCTTATTACGTTTCATTTGCCTTCTCCTTTTTGGTTTGGCGTTTAATTGATACGATTCCAACACTATGTCGGTCTCGTGCTTCCTGCATAGCATCTGCGATCTCATACGCTGATTCGGCTAGTAGACTCGTTACTGTTCCTCCTCTCATCAGTAAGCCCACCAACGCAAAGCCAGCGTGTAGGTCACGCAGATTGCTACGATCTTCTTCATTCATAACTGTTCCAATAGACGCGTTAGCG